GGGCCCATTTCCCCCTTCCCCGCCCCCCGCTTCCCCAATATAAGAAAATTCATCTAGTCGCGGAATATAAGAAACTTAATCCTCATGTCGGGCCCTATCGTCCAACCGCCACATTAAGATTCTTATACTCGCGGCTGCGGGCCGCGGCTGTGGGCAATGGGCTTAGCGTATGTGGAACAACTTGAATACCTGATAACAGATGTTCTTGATCTGCATATTTTCAAAATAAACGTTGCCCTGTTCGTAACAATCCAGAAACAATTTGAAAAGGGATGACTTGCCTTGCTGCTGGATCAGTAGCGCGTTCGGCGCATGGTCCGCTTGCGTGATCGTGTAAACCAGCGGGCATGACGGGTCATGGTCTTCAGATACGGTCATCCTGCCCGCCTGGTAATCGACCCAAACGCCGAACGTTCGCGCGTCATACTTGAACCCGAACAGATACCTGGACCCTTCCGTTTTACGACAGATAAACACGTCAGAATCACGCAAAAACCTGTTGCCTATCGCGTAATTGCCGTATGCAGTATCTTTGATGATCTGCCCGAACCTTGTCTTGTTTTTCGCGGCCATGAAATCATTGTCTGCCGCGAGTTCTACCAGGATATCGCCTTTTCGCCAGATCCTGCTTTTGCCTTTTGGCAGTTCCAGGTCGAAATACAGGAAATAAGGGTTTGTTACGCTGATCGCATTGGACAGGAAAAACACGCGGACATCCCGCAGTCGCGCGATCGTTTCATATAGTTCCAGGAAATGCGTAACCTCATCCGGCAGATATCTGTATGTCCCCTTGTCTATTAAAAATTCATCGAATATGATCTTGTTCACCTTCGGGTATGGTACGGACTTTTTTATTTTCGATACGGACAGCGGGATCGCGAACCCTGCCGGGCGGCCATCTATCGAATAGCCGGACCCGTCAACCGACAGTTTATGTTCAGGGAAAAAACCTGTCAGGTCGTTGAAAAACTTATTGTTGTCCTTTTGATTCAATTCGTCTTTGTAACGCCGGACCCAAACAAACTGCCCGTCTGATTTTATAAAATCCCTGATTGCCCATGATTTGGACCAGAACGTTTTTCCTAGTCCGCGCGGGCCTATTATGAAGTTGAAAAGCGCGTTATATGTCAGGATCCTGTTGCCATCGTAAAACATGTTTTCGCTTCCTTTACATGAGAAACCCGCGATCATGTCCGGCCAGGCTATCAACCCAATGATTTCGGGTCAGGTCATCCCTGCGATCTCCCGAACATCGACCAGTCAACAAAAGCGGTTCTCGATTTCATATTAAATCAGTTCTATCGTGAAATCAACATCTTCCAGAACAACGCCGCCAGGCACTCGCCTGGGCTGCAGCCTGCCGGAATATTTAACGCCAGGCACGAAATTGTTCCAGGTAACCTGACAATGGCAATTTATTGGCAAACCCGCAACGGTCACATGCCAATCGTCCCTGTCTTCATCGGGCGCGCGCCCGTATTCCAGGTAACATTTCGGCCGGATGAAGCGCGCCAGCCGGAAGGTCATTTCATGTTTCCACGCGCCGATTCTGGACGGATCGATATCAAGGTCTTTTGGCATATCAAGGCCCGCCAGGTGCAGGCTGTCAGTATCGCAGTAGACAAACCTGTCGTAATGCTGTTGCGCCGCGGTTATGGTCACGTTTCGCGCCCATGCCGTTATGAAGGCGGCAGCGGGAATATAAACGGGATCCCTGTATTCCTGGCTGCCGTTTTCATAGTCCACTATGCCATCAATAAATACGGGGATCTTGCTTTGCACGCGCGGGCTTGTTGCCAGCTTTCCATACAGGCTGTTCAGCATCAGTTTGGCAATCTGGTAAAGCGGCTTATTGTTGTCCATTTTTGCCTGCCGCTTGATTTCGGCCCATTTGTCGATATATCCGTCATACAGGCCCCTTTTCCCCTTGAACATCCAGCCGCCTATATACTCGATGTTGAAAACGTCATAATGCCGGAAAAACAGGTCCAGATCCAGGCTTGTCAGGTACAGGCAAACGACCTCATCCCCGGAGGATTCAAGATAATGTTCCTGCTGTCCAGGGAAAGCCTTTTGCGGGATTGTAGGTAGGAACCCGGGCCGGATCCTGAATTGACAATTAAGCATCTGGAAATAAAGCGGAAAAACAACGTTCTTTTTATATTCGCCAGAAAAATAAATGCCTTCCCCGAACGGAAGCGGTTTTTCCTTCATGACATACGGATAAAGGCTGTTCACGTCCAGCACGATACCGTCCCAAATTTCGGCATTTTTGAGGTCTTTCCTGATCATGGCATACCCGCCAAAGTATGCCTGCCTTATCTCCTCATCGTAAACAGGGACGGGAAAATGCCTGTCGAACGAATAAAACGGCATGGTTTTTTTGAAATCTGCCAGCGCGTTCGACCCCAGCGTCATGCGCGTTAGGCCCTGGTTATACATGGCGTTAAGCGCGGCTGCAACGATCTTCACATCGTTTTCGATATACGCCCGTTCATGTTCCGTCAGAAGATGTCCGCGTTCGCGTTTCTGCCTGTAATCCAGATCCTGCTTTTGATACGGCAGATTAAACGACCTGGCAATTTCATCAACGGTAAACGGCAGCAGTTTCAAGCTGTCGCGAAATGTGACCTTGTTTGTATGATGGCCTTTTTTATAGAAGCATACGATAATTTCGTAAAATTTTCCGTCAACCGTTATAAGGGTCGTGAACGTCAGGCTTTCCAGGTGTTTTTTATCCGTAACATGCCGGAACCCGTTCGCGAACAGCCAGTAAAGGATAAATTCCCCGTCAAACTTCAGGTTATGGAAAAAAACCAGCATGTTTTCGTTTTTCCTGGCGCAGCGCGCTAAAAAACGGTCCAGGCTGTTGTCCGTTTCCACGATTTCCGGGTTATCCAGCATGGCCAGCGACCAGGCCCAAACCCGGCAATCGGCCGGGTCTGTGGTCGTTTCAAAATCGGCGGCGTATTTCGTGCTAGGCATTATCCGGCTGTTGCTGATCCTGAAGACAAGCCGGAAACAAACCCGTCCCAATGCGCGGCAGCCATGTCTGCGACTTCATGCGCGCTTACGGGGTCTGAAGTAAACGATATGGTCAGGATCGGGTCCTGGTACTGGCCCATATAAACGACTTCGGCAGGCAGTTTTTTGATCTTTTCAACCAGGCCCTGGCCTGCCCTTCCTAAATTATGCCGGATCATCTGGATATATGCGGCCTTGTACTTCTCCGTTTTTGCCTGCATGTATTTTTCCGATCCGGCCTTTAATTCTGCCCTGGCGAACGCCCGCCAGGCTTCCTGGCCCTTTTCCGTCCCTGGGATCCGGCCAATATCCACAGCCCGCGGCTTTAGCCTGATCTTTTCAATCTCGCCCGCGCGCGTGATGAAATTCTGCTGCCTGTCGCGCATGGCCAATTCACGCTGTCGCGCCTGGTTCGCTTTTACGTTCGCGCGCTGAACCCTGTTCAGTTCCCATTTGGAAACTTCGAAACCTTTGGCTGTTTTGACAGTTTTCTGCATTTGTTCGCCCCGGAACCTGTTCAGTTCCTTTATTACGCGGTTCCGTTCCTTTGTTGTGGCAATCATGGGCTTCAATTCCCGCGCGAAAACCTTTTCGGGAAGATACGCGGCCGCTGCCGGATTCCTGGCCAATTCGCGCTGGATCCGTCTGTTAAAATTAGCGGCCGCCCTTGCCAATGCTGAACGCTTTTTCATGGTTAAAACCTCTTTTCATATGAAGCGGGCCGGGCTTTCGGCCCGGCCCGCGGATCCTGTCAGGATTGCCTTTAATCCTGTGGATAGGTTTCAACGTTGGTATAAGTCATTTTATTTTTCGACCGTTTTTCGGACATGCGGACAGGCAGCCCTTCGTTGACGATGTCGGGATGATATCCTTCTTTTTCCAGCGTCAGCAGCTGGTCTGTCAGGACCATACCGCCGAAAAAGAAATGCGCGGGGTCTTCATCGATGACATACACGGCGAAACGACCCTTGTCGTTTCTCAGGAAATCGAAATCCCTGATGGTCACGATCTTGTCCAGCAGGTCTTCGGCCGTCCCTTTTTCCCTGCCTTCCATGATTGGCAGACGATTGCCCATTTTCTGGGCGAGTTCCTTCAACGATTTGCGCGCGGCTGTTGCTTCTGGTTCCTGTGTCTTATTGGCGTTCATATTTTTCCCTTCTGCCGTTTACGGCCCGGCTGGCCATTTCCCGCAGCTTGCAGCTGTTCAGGTCATGGGATTGTTTTTACGCTCGTAATAATCTGCCAGGCGATTGACGCATATGACGTCTTTTTCCGGCCTTGCAGAACAGCTGTAAAACAACGGGCAGATCCCCGGACATCCGTATTTTCTTGCTATCCTGCAGGTGCCTTTTGCATGGTCCCGGTACGGATCAAGGCTTGATCTTGCTTTTCTGTCGGAATGTCTTTTCATGCGCTCGCCTGCCTTTTAATCCTGGCCAGCCTGGCGCGCTGCCTGTTCAGGCAGATCCGGCTGACAATCCTGGTCTTTGGCGTTGTCAACGCGCGGCTGGATCGGGCCAGGACAAGGCAGGATCCAATGTTCAAATAAGCGGGTCTGATCGTATTTTTCATGTTCGCGTTCTTCCTTCACGATTTTGATTATTTCGCCTTCGATGTTTGCAACCAACAACCGCAGATAGATCCAGGACATGTTGCTGGCATATTGCCAGATCATGGCCCGGATCCGTTCCTGCGGCTGCTTTTCCCGGACCGCCGCCAGGATGTCGGAAATCTTGATCATGTCGGCCTGGGCGATCTTTTCCGAGTAGAACGTTTTTTGATTGTTCAAGAACCGCTGCAAAGGATTCAAGTCTAATCACCTGCCTTTATATATTTTTGCTCTGATTCGATCCATAAATATCCTAATATGGACATGATGACGTTCACGGCGGCAATCTTGTTTCGCCATATTAGGAAGGCGGCTGTGTTTGTGTCCTTGACACGTTCGGCGGCCAGCGCGTAGGCTTCCCTCTGGCAGGTTATTTCATACAGCTGCTTTTTCGTCATTGTTACCGCCTGCTTTCACTATCCTGGTTCCTTCCTCTGTCCGGGTGTTTTCAGGCACGCCCACACCGATTTTAACGCGGCATTTGACGCAGATGACAACCCCGGTCCTGCTGTGGAAATGGTTTTCCGTGAAACAATTCGGGCAAGATACTCGTTTTAACATGTGATCCCTTCCCTTCGATATTTTGGTTCCTGCCTATATTTTCCATCCGGACGGTTACGGGATCAATACATGTTTATTACATTATTATTACTTGGCCGGCCATGTTGCGAATCGGGCCTTTTTAGGTGTAGAATTATATCATGTTGCGTCTGACGGGCGGTGACGGGATGGAACACGATCAACGGGCTGATTGCAAACTGCTGCTGGACCAGTACGGATCACGGGTTGAAAAGCTGGAAACCTGCAGCCTGGACCTTCAAAAGAAAAACGAACGGCTGGACGTGAAGCTGGACCAGGTCATCAAAAACATGTCTGACCTGATCAAGGCGATCTGGGGCATGGTTACGCTGATCCTGGCAACTTTGGGTGGGTTTGTTATCTGGTATATCCAGTATATTGCCAAATGAAGGGATGGTTTGAAATGCTGAAGCAAAAATTTTCCGATCTTATTGACGTTAAAACAATCGTGACCTTTACGGTCACGGCCGTTTTTGCTGTGTTGGCGTTCCGTGGAACGATCACGGCCGCGGATGTGAAGGAAATCACGCTTTTGATCTTCACGTTTTTTTTCGCAAAAAAGGCGGTCGAAACAAAATGACAAAGATATACATATCGCCTTCATCACAGCAAGGGAATGTCGGCCCGGCCGGGTATGTCGAAGAAAAGTACATGAACCTGGTCGCTGACCTGCTGATCCCGGAATTGAATCGTCACGGGATAGAAACCATGCGGAATAAAACGGCTAACACGTTCCGGGACCATGTCCGGGAATCAAACGCGTACAAGCCCGATTATCATATCGCCATACATTCAAACGCGTCTGCAGCCATTAGCAGCCATAGGGCGCGCGGCTGCATCATGTTTTGTTTAAGGCCGGATAACGATGACGCTAAAGGCACGCAGCTGGCGAAGGCCGTATATGCCAGGATCGAACAGCTGACGCCCGTGAGGGACCGCGGGATCCATGCGACCAGGATGGACGAAGTAGAAAAGACAACCGCGCCCGCGATCCTGGTCGAAATCGATTTTCACGACAACTATGACGGGGCCATGTGGCTGATGAACAACATCCCGGAAATTTCAAAAGCTATCCTGTTAGGGGTCCTGGAACAATGCGGCATTGATTACAAGCCGCAGGAAGCGGACCAGGCAAAATATCTGTACCGGGTGCAGGCTGGCGCGTTTTATAACAAGGATTACGCTGAAGACTTGCGCGCGCGACTTCTAAAAGCTGGATTCAATGCGATCATTGTAAAGTCAGGCGGGTGATCTTATGCAAATGACGCGTGAAGATTTTAACAAGAACCTATCGGAAATTTTGACCCTGTCAGGTGCTGAAGGCGCGGCGCGAATATCTGCGATCCTGGACGAAATACGTACGGACCGCGGGTCTTTAACGGCCGATCTGGAAAATTCAAAAAAGGTCCAGGATGGTCTTCAACGGATAAACGATGACCTGGTCAAACAGAACATGGCCCTTTTCCTGAAAGTGGGAAACGTGCCGCCGCCCGGATCGGATCATGATGACGGATCCGACAAACCACGCTTTGAGGATCTATTTGATCCCAAAACGGGAAAACTGAAATGAAAGGATGATATCATATGCCGGACATTACCAGCATCGTCAACACTATCCTGGCAAACGGGTCCACGGAATATACGTCCAGGATCCCGGAAGCAACCAGGGACAACATCCAGGAAGTGGGAAACGCCATTCTGTCGTACACGGCCACGGCAAACGAGTTTTTGACCAGCCTGCTGAACAAGATCGTCATGCAGCTGGTCATCAACAAGACGGCGAAAAACCCGCTGACCATTCTGAAAAAAGGCAGCATGCCGTTGGGGTTCGACATCGAACAGTCGTACATCAACCCGGCCACGGGCGCGGTGTATGATCCTACGGGCGCGAGCCTGCTTTCAACATCCACACCTGACGTGAAAACGGAATACTTTCGCGTGAACCGTCAGGACAGGTACAAGGCCACGATCTACCGTGACCGCCTGAAATTCGCCTTCACGTCAGAAGACGCGTTCGGCCAGATGGTCGCAGGGATCGTCAATTCCCTTTATTCGGGGGATTTCATCGATGAATTTATCCTGATGAAGCGCGTGTTCTCGGACGCGATCGTCAACCAGAAGATGATCACGGCCAGCGTGACGGATGTCACGACCGCGGAAACGGCCCTGGCGTTCGTCACGGCTGTCAAGAACCTGGCAAGCGGAATGGTTTATCCGTCTACCGCCTTCAACGCTTACGCGAAGGCTGGCGGCAGCGGGAACGCCATTACAACCTGGTGCCAGCGTGAAGACCAGATCCTGATCTGCCGCTCGGACATCCTGAATTTCGTTGATACGAACGTGCTGGCCGCAGCGTTCAACATCGACAAGGCGCAGTTCCTGGCGCAAACGCTGGAAGTGGACAACTTCGGCGAAACTTCATCCGTCCTTGCTATCCTTCTGGATCGTTCGGCGATCCAGGTATGGGACAAGCTGTATTCATCGGACGAACCCTTCTACAACCCGGAAGGCAGGTACTGGAATTATTACCTGCATCATTGGCAGGTTTACGCGCTGTCCCTCATGGCCAACGCTGTCGCTATCGTCAATGACGCTGTCAATCCGAACGCGCCTGTCCTTACGGAAAACACGCTGCAGAACGGCGAAGACGATCCGGCCGGAACGGCAACGACTGGCTGCAGGATTTTCTTTGAAGTCTGGAACGCGGAAGAAACCATCAGGATCTGCCAGCATACGGAAATTGTCGCGAACAACGCCTGGACGTTCGCGCTGGACGATACGCTGGTCACGGGCCAGAAGATCAGGGCCTGGCAGGTGGACGCTGCGGGCAACAAGTCCGCTCTGGACACCTACACGGTGGACGCGGGCGAATGATCCCGATTCATGGCGGCGGGCCGACCTGCGGCCCGCCGCTGAATATTTATACATGGAAATTGGCCGCCAGCGGCGCATAATAAATCAAACGGATGTATAAAGATGATTGCGCCTGAAACAATCCTGAAAATCATAAACTGCGATCTGCAGCCGGACCAGAAAAACCAGCTGGATTTCGCGAGCCTGAACGACCAGCAGGCATACTTCAACAATCATCTGTTGTTCGTATATGACGAGTTTTCATTTCAGCGCAAGGACAACGCGGTAAAGGTCCCGGAAAACATGGACGCGTTATGGGCGGCCAACTATTGCATGTATAACAACCAGGTGCTGCCTAACAAATGGTTTTACGCGTTTATTACGCGAATGGAATACCTGAACGAAAACACAACGCTGCTATACCTGGAAACGGACGTATTCCAGACATGGCTGTTTGACTATACATTTTTAGCGTCATTTGTCGAACGCGAACATGAGGATGAAAACACATGAGCCTGGTTCCTGTTGCAACCATGATATCCAGGGTGTCGGCGCGTGTTGGCCAGGGTTACTGCTACGGCATGTATTTTTCATCGTTGGTCGATCAGAACGCGATAGACGCAAAAGAGGATCAATATCCAACGAAGTACAACGCTTCTTTGACATACAACGGGCAGACAAAGCTGGCGAAGGTCTGGGCGCAGGACTGGATTGACGAATACGCAGGGGACTGCAGCGGGCTGATCAAGGCAGCATACTGGACGGATGAAAACGGGGATGTCATTTACAAGTATCTGGGCCGAGCAGACACGTCTGCTAATGGCATGTGGAACATGTCGGCCAGCAAGGGGCCAATTTCCACCATGCCAGACACGCCCGGCCTGGGCGTTTACAAATACGGGCATGTCGGCGTTTATGTCGGAAACGATACGGTGGTAGAAGCGCGATACTGGTATTATGGCGTGATTGAATCGGTTCTTGAACCGGGCGGCGCAAACCCGCGAAACTGGACGGGCTGGTTTGAAATACCATATGTTGATTACGGATCCACGCCCGAACCGCCGGAAGTGCCGGACGTTTATAACCACAACCTGGTTGATGAAGGTCTGGAATTAGGCGATCTGATCGCGAACAGCGAGCCTTACGACTCGCCAATGGACGAATTGTGCATGCTGCTTATCACGGTCACGGATGACGCGGGTGTTTCAGGGTCCGGCATGTATTCCGGGCTGCCATCACCATACCTTATGTATGGATCCACGGATCACGCTGAAATGCTGGGGCTGATCAACGATTTCGACACATACGCGAAATCCATCCTGTCCGTGTTCCTTTGCCCGTCCGTGTTCGTCAACGGGATTGACGATACGGCGCAGCTGATAAACGACTATGACGTGACGGGTAAAATTGCGTTTGTCCTGGATCCCCGGCCGGGATCCCTGGACGGGTACACGCCTAAAAACAGCAAGCTGCTTTACTATCCGTTCCAGTACCTTCTAGCGCATACCAACGATGGGCAGCGTGCAGTTTTCCGTTATGAAGACTTTAACGGCCCGCCAGCCTTTGAAGTGTACGCCGCGGTTATTCCTGGCGGTGTGGCCAAACTGGTACCAATGAATAAAATCCGGGCGGGAGAAATATCGTACGAAGACTTCGACCATGCGCTGAACCTTCCCGCATTTCCTGAATGTATCTGGAACATCAACGAATATCAGAGGTGGCAATCCATCCACGGCGCGTCAGAAGCCATTGGAACGGCCGCGGCTGTCGCGCCTGCCGTTGGCGGCATTATCGCGGGTTTTGCAACGGGCAATCCGCTTATGGTCGCTGGATCCCTGGGCGCGGGTTCGTTTTCCGTCATGCAGGCCCTGTCAAAAAGATCGGAAGCGGAGAAAATGGGTTTTTCCAGCCACGGCAGCCAGTCGGGGCAGCAGACGCTGGCGGCGAACGGGAAAAACATCTTCACGCTGGTTACGAAGTCAATCAAGTATATGCAGGCCAAAAGGATTGACGATTATTTCGAAATGTACGGATACAAGACGAACGAATTGAAGGTTCCAGACCTAGGCAGCAGGACATACTGGAATTACATAAAAACGATAGGCGCGAACCTGGCGGGGCCGATCCCCGCGGACGATCTGCAAAAGCTGGCGGCCCTGTTCGATAATGGCATTACGATATGGCACGATCCCGATCATTTCGGGGATTATACGCAGGATAACCATAGTTATTAAGGGGTGGTATAAGTGCCGGAATATGTCGATCTGTTCAAAAGGATCCAATATACAAAAGCAAGCGTCAGAAACAACGACACATATGATGATTATTTTTCGCGGCTGCGGGTCCTGGCAACCTCCATGTTTGAATGGCGGGGATTGCCCGAATCAGTCAATGTTCGGTATCTGGAACAGGCCCTGTTCATGACAGGCCGCGCCCTGTTTTTCAAGGATCCAGAAAAAGGGTTCATGGCCCTGGCCTGCATCCCTTCATCGTCCCTGAATTTTTACCTGGAACCAGTCAAGTACATGGCAACATCCCTAGGATATACACGCGAATACAACAGGGACGAAAGCATATTGATCAGGAACAATTACGACCAGCATCCGACAGAAGCGACCATACGCCTGTACGCGTACAGGCTTACGCACGCCGAACGCGTCATGGATATCAACATAGGCGCGCAGCGAACGCCTTATATTATCGCGTGCGATGAAAAACAGCGGATGACCATTAAAAACGTCATGGCGCAGCATGAAGGAAACGAGCCGCTAATCATCGTTGACAAGTCCCTGGATCCCGACAAGCTGCGGTCCATCGTTACGCCCGCGCCGTTTATAACGGACAAGCTGCAGGATTATAAAACTTCCGTATGGAACGAAGCCATGACGTTTTTAGGGATCAACAACGCGATGGACAAGCGCGAAAGGCTGATCACGGATGAAGTCCAGGCAAACGATCAGCTGATCAGGGCCAGCGCGGAAGTCATGCTGCTGTGCAGGCAAACGGCGGCAGCAGAAATCAAGAAAATGTTCGGCCTGGATGTTGCTGTCGATATCAGGAAAAACTTTGTTGTCGAACAGGCAGATCCAGCCCTGAACCCTGGCCAGGAAACTAACGGCAAACCGGGAGAAAATGGCGGTGTTGAAAAATGAGCTATTACACTACCGAATTGCGGCATCTGATCGCTGCGGACTACAACCTGGGCCTGGACAAGTACCCGATATTTGATGAAAAATACCGCGGTACGCTGAACCAGAAAATCATCGACCATTATTATTACCGTGAGATAGGCGCGGAAACGCCGGAACGGTTTGTCCATTACCTGAACGCTGTCATGAACGAACAAATGCCTTACTTCAACCTGCTGTATCGGGCCGCGCAGCAGGTAACGGATCCTATGAAAAACAAATCTGTCGTGCGGTCAGTACAGTCAAGCGGCCAGGGAACCAACCAGCAGCTTACGCAATGCAGCAACGAAAACACGCAGCAGATGGACATGTTCCAGGTGGAATCAGACACGCCCGCGGGCCTTATAAGCGCGGCCAACATAAAAGGCAACCTGTACGCCAGCAAGGCAACAAGACAGGACAATGAAATTGCAAGCGGATCTGAAGACGAAACAAGTACGTCCGGCCAGTCATCCACGGAACAGGAAACAAGTGAAACGCTGTCGGGGTTTGACAACGTGACGCAGGCGCAGCTGTTCGCTGAATACAAGGCGGCCCTGATCAATATCGATATGCTGGTCATCGACAAACTGGCGGTATGCTTCATGGGGGTTTATTGATATGGACGTTTGTTTTTCCATAACGAACCAGGCCCTGGCAAGGACAGACAGCAACCTGATTGTTGCTGACAGCATCAATTACCTGTATGCCGCCTTCACTTTCAATACCAGCGAATGGGTCGGCCTGGACAAGATCGCGATCTTTACGAAACGGAAAACATCTTACCAGGTCGCGCTGGTCGGCGGCCGCTGCCTGGTTCCCTGGGAAGTGCTGAAGGGTGACGGAGAATTTACCGTTTCCATATATGCTGGAAGCCTTATTACCGCCAATGTCGCTGTTGTGCCTGTCAGTCCGTCCGGCCTGGTCCCTTCACAACTTCCAAACGCGCCTAGTCCGACATTCCTGGACAGCCTGCTGTCAACCCTGGACAGCGAACGGCAGGCCCTGACAGACCTGGTTGATGAAGTAGAGGAAATGATCGAAAACGGCGATCTGACAGGCCCTGAAGGCCCGCAGGGCGATCCTGGCCCGCAGGGCGATCCTGGGCCGCAAGGCGATCCTGGGCCGCAGGGCGAAGATGGCGATAGCGCATACGACCTGGCTGTGGCTGGCGGTTACGAAGGGACTGATCAGGAATTTATCGATCTTCTCGGGTCCCTGGGCGATATTGCTGCGGCTGTCGCGTATATACTGGAAGGTGAATGACATGAGCCTTGCAAGCAATCTGACAGACATATACGACCTTAAGGGTACGCTGGCGGCCAACCTGACAACGCGCGGGGTCACGGCCGATCAGGACGATCCGCTGGCCGATCTGGTTGACAAGGTGCTGGATATCGTTTACGGCGCGCCTGTAACCGGGATGACCCTTTGGCTGGACGCAACGCAGCTGACGGGACTAGTCAACAATGACCCGGTAACATCCTGGACGGATATGTCCGGGAACAACTACCACGCAGTACAGGCTACGGCCGATTACAAGCCGCTTTATAAAACCAATGTCCAGAACGGGCTTCCTGCCATATACTTTGACGGATCAAACGACTATTTGAGGATCGCGTCATCGACAGCGACATTCAAATTCATGCACAGCGGGGATAATACGACCTTTATCGTATGCAAATGCGGATCGTCTTCGGACCCAAACGCGCTTTATGGCTTGATCGCAAACAACAAAGGTTCTGGCGCATATGACGGCTTTCGGATCTGCTTCGATGACAGGGCATCGGTTCCATTACAAAACAATATCGTGCATGGCGTTACAAACGGTTCCGGGTCCGTGATTTCAAACGGCCTTGATTACTCGGCTTACGCTGCGACCTGGCTGGTCATTTGCGTACGGTCAAACCCGGATGAAACGGCGATAGCGAGCCAGAGGTCCACGTACACGGTGAACGGCCGGATCCCCATTCAAAAAAACACGACTACAACTGCAAAGTCAACGGCGAACGCGGACTATAATGTGGATGTCGGCGCATTAGGTGACGCAACATATCCGCTTCTGGGCTATATCGGCGAAATCATCGTATATAACAGCCTGCTGACGCAAGAGCAGATATCAAAAACCCTTTTATACCTTTATAATAAATGGGGCATAGCAAGCGCGTGAGGTGATAAACATGACCATACAACATCTTACATTATTCCCGATGTACGGCGAAACGGTTCCAACCGTGTATGAAAACACGGCCCTGACATTTACGGAAAACATCAATAAATGCGTTGAAAAGATCAACGACCTTATCGACTATTACAACGAGCATTACGGCGAAGATCTGACGGACATCGTAACGGCCATCCTGGAAACATGGGAAGGTAACGGGACTTTTGACGAAATCATTGAAACTGTCCTGGGTACGCCATTGACAGCGCATCTGGCAGACAACCCCATGACGCCCATGCGGCAAGGGGCTGTCGGGAACGGATCCACGGATGACACAACCGCTTTTCAAGCAGCCATCACGGCAGCCGCGGCAGGGGACATCATCGACCTGGGTGGACATAGTTTCGCGGTCACGGGCCTGACAATCGGGAAAAAACTTCACGTCATGAACGGCAAAATAATCCTGCTGAACAGCGGTACGGCTTCGGCGGTTGAAATCGAATCAGGGGGAGCAGGATCCAGGCTGTCAGACATTGAAATCTACATCAACAACGCCCTGATTGCGGGGTCTGACCTGTCCGGGATCTGGATCAACGGCGCGGATGATGTCACGCTTGAAAACTGCCGCGTAACGGGCGGGAAAAATGAAAATTACGCGGATCCGTACATGCACAGCAGCATATACGCGCTTGACGCGGACCGCGTCACGATCCTGGATTGTTTCGTAACGGGCGCGGAATGTGAAGGGATCATGTGCGAAGGCTGCAACGATGTCCTGATACGCGGCTGCCAGGCGTATGATTGCGGGCTGTCCGGCATAGGGACATCGGAAGGGGTCCGGGCCGTTATTGACAACTGCCAGGTGTTCGACAGCGGCGCGTCAGGAATCACGATGAACAGCCAGGATGGGCGCGTGACAAACAGCCTGGTAAAAGACAACGCAAGCCAGAACGGGATCACGGCCGGACATTCAACGCCAGCAGGCCAGTACGCAGAAAACTGCATCATCAAGGGAAACCATGTCATAAACGCATATCAGCATGGTATAAGCGTCAATTACTTCCAGCACGCTGTCATAGAAGGGAACAACATCGACACGGCGGGGCAAACGGGGATCAACCTGATCCCAAATCCGGGCCTGGATGGAAACATGGCTGTCCTGGGCAACGTGATAGACGATTGCGGGAACATAGGCATTTATGCTGGAGCGGCCGCAGCGGACAACACGGTTAATTTCAACCTGGCAGGCAACGTCATATCAAATTGTGATGGTATCGGAATCAAGGTGCAGAACAACGGGGACAACAACATCCAGAACAACATCATAAAATCCGTTCATACGGGGCTGCAGGTCCATGGGGCATACATGATGGACGCGCGGATCGGATCCATGCTTTCGGCCTGCATCCAAGGCAACCAGATCATCGGAACGCAGTATTCAGGCATTTATATTTTCAACGTGCTGCGGGTTCAAATCGTCAACAACGGGTTTTATGACATCAACACGGAAGATGACGCAAGCAGCCATGTGATAAAAACCGTTGGCGCCGTTCCGGGTGGAACGGCAAAGCTGCCGCTGCCAAATCCGTTTGTCATAACCGGGAATATGACGAAAACGATCAGCGCATCATCCGTATTCGCGTATATCGCGGATTGCACATACGACCAGACCGTGAAAGTGCTGGCCGTTAAAGACAACGTCCTGAACGACATCCTTCCAAACATGCAGCTGTACTATGTGATCACGCAGTACAGCCTTGTTGCAGACATGACCCCGTTCGCAAAAATAGGCCTGGCAACTGGAAACCAGACCATACCAAACAACGTGCTGACGAAGATCGATTTTGAAACCAGCCTGAAGGACAACTTCCTGATGGTCGATGAAGAGAACGCCGCGCTGGTCTGCAAGCGCGCGGGCTGGTACATGATCAGCGGCCAGGTGTCGTTTGTCGCGAACAACACGGGCGAGCGGCTTGTGGCTGTCTATCTGAACGGCAATATCCTGACGGGTGTAGGCGCGGTTTCAATCCCTGGCGGGTCTGTCCTGTCGTTCGGGATCCCTTATCAGCTGGCCCTGAATGATATCATAACGGTTTATGTCCGGCAGCAGTCGGGTGACAACCTGAACGTGTATTCCGACAGCTACGGGACGCGGACCTGGCTGTCCATGAAACGGATCGCGGACGATTAACGATAATCGGGCGCATTGGTTCCCGCCTGGTTATATCAGGATCCTGTCCTGGCAAGCGGCGGCTGGCCCTTCACAGCCGCCGCTTGTTTATGTTTCACATACGCTAAGCCCATTTCCCACAG